GGTTGCGGACAAAAAGCAGCATGAACAATCGTAGGATGCCGCCCAGAACGGCACAAGAGTACGAAACACTTAGAAAGTTTCGTAGTACGATAGTACTGCTTTGAAAACAAAGGCCAAGCTTGTCACACTTCCCCTGGCTTCCCTGGTGGCCCTCCGGCGCAATCCGCAGTATCTTACCGAAGCTCAAATGGACGGGCTGAAGCGCTCCATCGAGCGGGATGGCTTTATCGCGCCGATCGTCGTGCGCAAGCGGCCCAAGGGGCAGTATGAAATTCTGAGTGGCAATCACCGCGTCATGGCGTGCCGCGAGCTGGGACACACTGAAATCGCCTGTGTGCTGGTCCATCCCTGCGACGATGCGCGGGCCGGCCGAATCGCGATGAATATGAACACGGTGCATGGCGACCCCAACGTGGAACTAATCGCCCCGTTCCTGGCGCTCCTGGACGATTCCACGCTCAAGGAAATTTATCTGCCGGATACGATGCTCCAGGAGATCAAAACATTCGACGGCGTGCTGCGTGATCGCCTGGCGGCATTTCAGATTCCCGACGCCCTGGACGGCAAATCTCCGGTAAACTCAATACCCAACTGTGTATGCAAGTGCGGACATCGCCACGTTGCCCAGACTTCGTAGCGCTTCAGGGGCGCTCGGGAGAATACGTCCGCGCGAAGCGAATCCTGAACGCAGGCCGACACCCGACCTTCATCGGCAGGAGCCTTTATTCGACCGCGGCCAGAAATGGCGGCGTGGCGTTTTTCCAGGTTGACGGTGTCGATGCGGCTGTGGCGATCGTGCAGCCACGGACCAACTGCCTCCTGGTGCTGTGCGTACATCCCAAGTTTAGAAACCTGGGACTCGGGCAGAGCGTTCTTGCGTATCTCGCGGTCAACTTCGCGCGGGTGATAGAATCGGCTGTACCGTTTTTTGAACGATGCGGTTACGTGAGCATCGGGGAAATGAAGCAAGGCAAACGATGGAAAACACAGATAATGGTCCTCGCGAGCGTGCGGAGTCTGGCGGGGCGAGTGGCTCAACTCCTTTGAGTGAAAAGGTTGATCGGTCCTCTGAAAAGGGCGGGCGTCCACCGGTTCAGATTGATTTGATCCAACTGGAGAAAATGTGTCATATCAACGCCACTCAGCGGGAGTTGGCGGCGTTTTTTGGATGCTCAGTGGACACTATTCAGAATCGCGCGAAGGATGATCCAGCCTTCGCTGCTGCGATGGAGCGCGGCTATTGTGGGGGCTGGTCCAGTCTGCGGCGTAAGCAGATGGAGGTTGCGCTTGAGGGCAATCCGACTATGCTAATCTGGCTGGGCAAGCAGCACCTGGGACAGCGCGACAATCTCGATTCCCAGCTCAGCGGTTCGGATGGTGGACCAATCGAAATCTCAAATGTCCCCTCAAGAGAAATTATCGCGACTCGAATTGCTCGCATTCGAGAGCGACGAAGTGGTAGCGGAAGCGCTTGACGGGCTCTCGGACAGCCAACTCGAGGAACTGAACCACGACTGGCGCTGGTGTGGGCGCCCGGATCAAATCCTCCCTGACGGCGGCTGGTTGTTCTGGCTGGTGCTCGCGGGGCGCGGTTGGGGCAAGACCCGAACGGGCGCGGAAGCCGTGCGCGACTGGGCGAACAATTCCAATGAACGTATCCTGATGATCGCGCCGACCGCGGCGGATGTTCGCGAGGTCATGATCGAGGGGCCCAGCGGTTTACTTTCCTGTTATCCCCAGGGACAAAGGCCTCAGTACAATCCTTCGCGCCATCTTGTGACGTTCCCAAGTGGTGCAATCGCGATGACACGCTCAGCGGATGAGCCGGAGCGTTTACGGGGTCCCCAGTTCACCAAGTTTTGGGCAGATGAATTATGCAGCTGGCGTTTTGCACGGGAAGCTTGGGACCAGATCATGTTCGGCTTTCGCCTCCCAGGGAAGTCCTTGCAGGGCGTCATCACGACCACGCCCAAGCCGATACCGGTTCTCAAGGAAATCATCGCAGAGGTCGCGACGGTTGTTACGCAGGGCTCCAGCTATGACAACTCGGCGAACCTGTCGGAAACGTATTATCGAAAGGTCATCAAGCCGTACGAGGGGACGCGGCTCGGCCGGCAGGAAATCAATGCGGAGATTCTCGATGACGTTCCAGGGGCATTGTGGAACCGAGAAGTCATCGAGGCGCATCGCGTAAGGTACATCGATATCCGGTGGAACCTGATAACGCGGGTGGTGGTGGCGATCGATCCCGCAGTATCGGTCGGGGAAGACTCCGACGAGACCGGGATCGTGGTGGCTGGGCGCACCGTCAGCGGACACGTTATCATCCTGGATGATCTCAGCTGCCGCGAGTCTCCACTTGGTTGGGCGAACATCGCATTACGCGCGTATCGCAATCACCGGGCGGATCGAATCGTCGGCGAGGTGAACAACGGCGGCGACCTGGTGGGCGCCAACATCCGCGGTGTCGATCCCAATGTTCCGTTTCGAGCGGTGCACGCATCGCGCGGGAAATCAATTCGCGCGGAGCCCGTCGCCGCACTCTATGAACAGGGGCGGGTGCATCATGTCGGGACCTTTCCGTTGATGGAAGATCAGATGTGCGGTTTTGTTCCGGGGAGTGGACAGAAGTCTCCAGACCGCATGGATGCCCTGGTGTGGGCCGTAACGGAGTTGCTAATCGATCAGGAAGAAACGAATTACACGGTGGTGCTCGATGCGAATCCGCCGGCGAACTGGTTCTGATATACTCTCAACTGTCCCCAGGCGCTGGGCTTTGTGCTTCTTTCATCGGTTGCCGCTTCGTTTCAGCGCTTGGGGACACTGAAAAGAGGAACCGATGAATCCAACCGTTGGCGCGTTGATGCTTACGAGTGATCGTCACGAACTGGCCAAGAAGGCGGTTCAGTGCTTTCGCGCGCAGACCTATGACAATAAATCGCTACTCGTGTTGGATACCGGCCTCGACAATCTGGAGATGGATCATCTCGCGAATGAGGACTGGCAGCGTCATCCACAGTTCCATCCTGAACCCATCGGTTCACTTCGCAATGCGGCGATGTTCTGGACACACGCGGATATCGTTGTGCATTGGGACGATGATGATTGGTCGCATCCTAACCGCATCGCGGAGCAAGTCGCACTCTTGCAAAGCAGCGGCGCTGACGTGGTGGGCTACAACGAAATGCTGTTCTGGCGCGAGCCGCGCATCGTGACTTTGCAGAAAGCCGATGAGCCCACACTGATAGCAGATGACGGCTTCGGCGAAGCGTGGCTGTACAGCAACACCAAACCGCCAGCTTACGCGCTTGGCACGTCACTGTGTTTCTGGCGCAAAACTTGGGAGCGCCATCAATTCGCACACGAGACGCAAGGCGTTGAAGACCACTGGCTAAGAGAAAAGAAACTGGTCAGTGTGACGTCGCTAGGTGGAGATGTTCGAGCGCAGGACGGCAGTTATTGTCTCCAGATGGGCAACGCCCAGCCGCGCATGGTGGCGAGGATTCACGGCGGAAACACCTCAAACGGATACAAGCTCGAAGAGTATGTCTCCAGGGGCTCGAAAGAATGGCAACGCGTTCCTGAGTGGGATGACAAAGTGAGAGGGATTCTCGGATGAGCTCTGTCTGGTTAACAATTCCGAGTGCGCGGCCACCCGAAGAAGCCGAGAAGTGTCTGAAGCTGTGGCGGGAACGCGGATATAAGATTGCGCTCTGGCGCGATTCGGGAACATCCAGTCCGGCCTCTGTTGACTTGGCGTGTGATGGCCTGTGCGGCATTGGCGGTGGAGGTTATCCCGGATACGCTGTCTCTGTAAATCACTTGGTAGATGTTGTGATGAAAACAGATCAAGACGCGGAGTGGTTTGTAATCGGAGGAGACGATGTACAGCCAGACCCGAACCACTCAGCCGAAGAAATCGCGGAACAGTGCCGAACTTATTTTGAGCGGTTGAGTTGCGATATAGCGGTCGACATTCTGCAAGATGGAACCGCCGGACTAGATAAGCGCCTGAGCACGTTCGGCGTGATGCAGCCGACCGGCGATCGCTGGGGCGAGTCACCAAATCACGTACGTCCCGACATGCGCTCAGCCTACATCGACCGCGTTGCCGGGTCCGCATGGCTCGGCCGGGAGTTCTGCAAACGAGCCTACGGCGGCAAGGGGCCGCTGTGGCCCGAGTACAAGCATATGTGGGTTGATCAAGAGCTACGCGATGTAGCCGTGAAGCTGGGCCTGTATTGGGAGCGCAGAGACTTGACGCATCATCACGCGCATGCTGGGCGAGTTCCAAACTACACGAGCGCGATGATTCCGCCCCATCTCAAGAAATGGACGGTCGGCGAAGAGGGCGGGAAGCATTGGCGGGAATCGGAGGCGCTGTACTTCAGTCGGCGCGATCGCGGATTTCCAGGACACGAACCATGCGTGTAGTCATCTGCACGGTCGCCTATTTGGGCTGGTATCGCCGCGGTGTCGCGCGAATGATTCAGGAGTTCGAGAAAGTCTCGCCGGGTTACGAAATACAAGCCTGGGTCAACATCTTGCCACCAGGAACGCCCACGGTCGAAAAGGACGGCGTGACCTATACCGGCTATGCTGCCAAGCCGTGGGCCTTGAAGCACGCGCTCGAAACCGCTGACGTCGCCCTGCTACTTGATGCGAGCATCTACCCAATCAAGCACATCGAGCCGCTGCTCGATTTCATCAACGGACACGGCTATTATTTGGCACCCGCAGGATTCACGATCGGCGAATGGACCAACGATTCCATGCTGGCCGGTGCTGGGCTCGACCGCGACCATGCACTGAAGATTCCCGACGTCGCGAGCGGCATCGTGGGGCTGGCAAACACGCCGACTAATCGCGAAGTGGTCACGCGGTGGTGCGCGATGACGAACTGGCCGAGCTTCGCGGCGCCGCATTCCAACTCTTTGGCGGCCGACAAAAAGCACCATTACCGAAATGTTGGTTTCGTTTCGTATGATCCGAGATGTTCAGGGCATCGACAGGACCAGTCGGCGCTGTCGATCATCGCGCATCAGATGGGCATGGACGATTTAATCAAGTGGCCGCGCTTTGTGACCGGCTACGGAATTCCACCGGATGAAAGTACCGTTCTAACGATAGAGGGCATGTGATGCCGAGCTGCTGCCGACCACGGGAAAGCTTTTTTATCACAAGTACGCGCGCTCCCTGGGTAATCGAAACTACAAGGACGCTACGTTTAGAAAACCATGGGAGATTCTTGAATGATTGAACCAATAATTGCAACGGCAAAAGACGCGGAAGAGTTCATTCACCACGTCAGGGAGTTGTGCGAAAAGTACAACATGACGCTGGTCGCGCAAAACCGCGGAGCCTTCGAGCTGGGGCTGGTGGCGTTGTCGATGCCGAAGTCTGGAGAGCCGAATGGCGTGAAGATAGGCACCGTGCGGCACATCTCGCCGTGGTTTGCCGAGATGGACCGGTGCGATGGAATCTTCAGGCAGATCAAGTGAGAAGCGAGGAACAGCACAGGGCATTACTGCGACAGGAGCGCGAGGCGATGGCAGACCGCTTCGTCGATCTATGGACCTCTTTCGTCGGCGTTCCTCCGTCCGTTGTGGCGATGACGGTATCTATGGAATATGACGACGGCGACGTGTTGACTCTGCATTGCTCTGAACTGGTGAAGATTCCGATTAAGGCAGCGGCAAAGAAGCGTCCGCGCAAGAAGGCCAAATGAAAATCGTTGGGATTATGCCGGTGCGGAATGAGGACTGGTGCCTCGGGTTGACGCTCCGCGCCGCGCTCATGTGGTGCGACGAAGTGGTGGTGCTCGATCACGCGAGCACCGACCAGACGGCCAACATCATCGATGAAGTGGGGACGGCATGGGGTAGGCGCCTACGCTGGCTCACCGAGCCACAATTGGAATGGCGCGAGATGAGTCACAGACAGAGACTTCTAAATTACGCCCGCGAATGCCGAGCCACCCACATCGCCATCATCGACGCCGACGAAATCCTGACTGGCAACCTCATCATCAGCAAAGCCCGGGAACTGGTCGAAGCATCGCGCGACGGCTTCACGCTACAACTGCCCTGGTTGGCATTGGCGCGAGCGACAGACCGCTACATCGTAGAAGGCATCTGGGGGGCTGGTCAGCAAGTCTCGATGGCGTTCAAAGACCAACCCGAAGCGCATTGGGCGGCTCGCAACGGTTACGACTTCCACCACCGTAACCCGATGGGATTGCCCGGCCGATTCTCCGCACCACTGAAGGCTCACGAAGGCGGCCTGATGCACCTGCAATTCCTGAGCGAGCGGAGGCTCCGAGCTAAGCAGGCCCTTTACCAGCTCACCGAGGTTCTGAGGTGGCCCGGACGAAAAGCACCTGCCGAGCTGGCCACGATGTACGGACGCGCGGTTTATGACAGTGTTAACGTGGCTAGCGCGCCGGTTCCGGCTGAGTGGTGGGCACCGTATGCGCATCTGATGCAGTATCTCGACCTTACCGAAGACAAGGAGCCGTGGCAGGAGGCTGAGGTTAAGCGATTGGTCGCTGAGCACGGTCGCGAAAAGTTCGCCGGCTTGGATTTATTCGGAGTTGTGGCATAATCTTGGGAATTATATACATTGACTACATTCGCCTTCTCTACACAAATCTTTCATCGAGCCTCGGTTTGTACTTGACTACATCGGTGTAGCCATGTATCATACAGGTATGGATAACACAAAAACAAACCCCGATCCAGACTGGTGCTACGTATGCGACCGTCCCGGTGATGACTGTGCCTGTGAATTGGACCCAAATGGCCCGCTCCCGCAATCGGCTTGCGCGAAAGCGGCTCTGAAAATCGTAAGCCTTTCGGCTGGAGAGGTAGAACGGGTCGGGTTCGTCCAGCCCGCTAATACCGAACTGCGAAAGGTTTGGGGCAACGGTGTCTATCGCTACGAACTGAGGCCCGCTGGCTACCGGACGCAGTACGAGCGCGAAATTGAAGCCGAAGCGATGGTATCCGACACGGAGAGGATCTAGGCCATGAAACATATACTTATGCAGGGCGAAATGGAATCGCTTCAAGGTTTTCTGATTCGGGCCTACCGTGTCGCTCGGATCGGCGACGTAGTAGTCCGAAAGACTGGAACCGGAACGGTCAAAGACTCCCACAAGCGTATTGACGCACGCCGCAACAGTGGCTCGGCCTGGAAGAGCTATTCCTATGACATCACTTCGCCAGTGGGGGCAAAGTAAATGTCGCGCTCCACTATCAGCACCTTCCAACTGTTTGCGCTGTTCCCCGACGAAGAGACGGCCCGTGTGTACCTGGAAGATCGGCTCTGGCCCAAGGGTCCGGTCTGCCCCGACTGCAAGTCTGGTGAGCGCGTGAGCGCCCTGGGGACGTGCGCCACGCGCAAGGCTGGCTTCTACCGCTGCCTGACTTGCAACTTCGACTTCACGATCCGTACGAACACCATTTTCGAGCGGTCTAAGGTCCCGCTGCATAAGTGGCTTTACGGCATGTACTTGCTGGTGACGGCGCGGAAGGGTATCAGCAGCCTCCAGCTCGCCAAGGAAATCGGCGTCACCCAAAAGACGGCGTGGTTTATCCTCGGTCGCCTGCGGCTGACGTACAAGAGGCTCATCGCATGATCGGCAAAGTGACAGTGCGCTCAGAGAATCCACCGTGCGCGTCTTGCGGAGGAATGGACGGCTATCATAGTCATCGATGTATGCTCGACAAGATGGTAGACGCAGTGCTGGCCTACCACCCCAAACCGAAGTCCAAGGCGGCGAAGAAACGCCGTCGCAAGGCCACGAAGAAGGCGAAAGGCTAACCCGATGAGGCTTAACGATGGATGTAGTCACCTATATAATTCCCATAATCTTTTCACCGGGGCCTCGCGAAAGCGGGGTAATACAACCCAACAAAGTTACTGTCTCGAAAAGTTACCTTTCTACGCCCATCGGCAACGGTGGGCGTTTCGCTTTTCAGGCGATAGTTTATAACTATTTTGCCGTTTCCCTCCCGCCTTTCCCGGAAGCCTTCTAATAATTGCGCATGGTCAAGCGCTTCCTGCGCGCCCTCCTCATCCGCTGGACGCGCGCCTTAACCCCACCGCCGGTCACCAACTACGCCGCGGAAAACCATGTCCTCAAAGAGCTTCTACGCCGCTTGAGCCCGGATGAATCGACCAACTTCTACCGTTTCCGCGAGATGGCCTCCGAACTAATCGAGGCGCGGATGATGTGCGGCGGCGGACCGTCCATGTGTTCGCCTGGTCCTGAGATGCTGACCGAAGCGAATCACGCGATGGTTCGCATTCAGGAAGCGGCACTAAAAGGACTTCGCGAAACCGTTCCTGTTTCTGGCGTCGGCGCGTTCGGCGATATCGAACTGGCCTTGCAGAACATCGACTGGCGCCGCGAGATAAACATGAGCTGGTTGGAGTTCTCGCGATGGGGAATCCAGCAAATCATTCTGATTTCACGGCTTTACTACATCAAGCAGCCGCTCATGCGCCGCGCTATCGATGTGGTCGCGGCGTACGTCTTCGGGCGGGGTGTTGAAATCTCGAGCACGGATGACGATGCAAACGACGTCCTGAATGAGTTCTTCGAACGCAATCGTGGGACGTTCGGGCCGACCGCCATGGTCGCGAGTCAACGCGCTAAGTCGATGGACGGCAATCTGTTCTGGGTGTTCTTCGCCGACACGACGGATAAGGGGTTGGTCGACGCGCGGCGCCTGGACGCAACCGAGATTCAGGAAATCGCGAGCGACCCGGACGATTCAGACAAAGAGCAGTTCTTCAAACGCACATGGACACAGAGAGTCTTCAATCCGGTGACGGGCTCCTACGAAACCAAGCCGCAGACGTGCTGGTATCCCGCTCTCGGATTTGACCCGCCAATAAAGCCTTTGACCATCGGCACAGATCCGGTTCACTGGGGGCGCCCGGTTCTACATCGCAAGCACGGCGCTGTAGCGAAGTGGAGCTTTGGGTGTCCTGAAGGCTACCCAGCCCTCGAATGGATCAAGACAGCGGCGCGGTACATGCAGTCCTGCGCCACTCTCGCGGCAAGTCACGCTCAAATCGCTTGGGATGTGACCACGAAAGGCGGTCAAGCGGCGATCGAGGGCACCAAGCAGCAGATTCAAACGCAGGTGAACGCTCAGCCAGGTAGTCAGATTTGGGACAACAACCCGACGCCGGTAAACGCGTCCATGCTGGTCAAGGGACCAGGATCTGAATGGAAGATGGTCAACTCCCGCGGGCAAGGGTTGGACCCGAAAGAAGGCCTGACGTACAACGTCTACGTCGGCAACGTCTTTGGTATTCCGCCGACCTGGTTGGGTGACATGGAAACCTCGAACCTGTCGACGGCCACCACGCTTGACCGGCCTACCGAGCTGGGCATGCGCTGTCGTCAGACTGAATGGGAAGACGATTTAACGGTAATCGCCAAGTTCGTGCTTGAGGTTTCCGCCGGCGCCGCGTCAGGCAAGTTACGAGAGGCGCTTCGCGCGCGCAGTATCGAGAAAGTGGTTTGTATCGAAGCGCCGCGGAAGACCCTGCCGAACGGCTTGCGGGTTTACGACGAAGCGGCGAAGCCCAAGGATGACGAAATCCACGTTCGGGTGACGTTCCCCGCTATTCGCGAGGGCGACATGCCCGCTATCATCGGCGCCATCGTCGCATCGATGACGCTGGACAATAAGGGCGGCCAAATCGTCGGTATCGATGAGCGGGAAGGCGTCCGGCTGCTTTACGAGACTCTAGGCGTTGAGGAGCCGGAAGAAATCCTCGATGAGCAGTATCCATTGAGCGCAAATGGTGTGAAAGGAACGGTTGGGTATACGCCGAAGTACGACCCGAACCGCACGAAGACGCCGCTACCGCCGCCGATTGGTAAGGCATTGCCTAATCCTGGTGGCCAACCTCAATTGCCGGGAGGTCAGCAACCGCAGCAATCCACCGCTGCGCCGCCGCCTCCCGGTGGCGTCCCGAATGCACCAGGAGCGCAACCGGCCCAGGAGAGCGCATTCGTGAAGCGTCTCGCGGCACTGATCGAGGCCGTTCGAAAGAAGGCCGCGTGAGTACGCTCAATGTCATCGAGTCGGAAGGCTGCTGCCTAAAGCGGTTTGCGAAGGAAGCTGACAAGTTAGATAGCGCGAAATCGTGGACTTGTCCGAAATGTGGCGTAGAATACCAACCTGTGATGGTCGGCCCCGTTCGAAACTGGGTTGCTCACATTTACGTTTCCCTGGTCAGAGCATGAACATCTACCTGATGAAAGCCGACTCGAAGACCGCCGACGATATGGCGGCGTGGCTCTGCGGTCACATCGGGCACGTTGGCGTGGTGATTTACCAGCCCGACGAAGAGTCGCTCATCACCGCGAAAGCTTTGGCTAAGGCGCTCGGTTCGCATATCGCGGATACGGCGTTACCCGAACAGTGGGGCGAGATTCAACGATTGGCGCAGCAGAGCACCGATATCGCGGTGGTCACTTCGACACCCGCAGCGTTGCCCGAAGCTTGGGGCTTCCACATCGCGGCGACGTTCGAGCCCGGCGCCATCGCCATGCTCACCAGCGGCGGAACGGTGTGCTGGCTTGTCACGCCCGCCATTGTGCTCAAAGACAAAGTTGTGATCGAGTCCGCACGCAAGCTGGTCAACATGTTCGCGCCCTTACCGGTTTCAGAATCTCAAAAGGCCAAGCGTTCAAAGAAGTTGCGCGAGGCCGCCGACTCAGGAGACACAGAGAAATCATGGGTGGGCGGGACCTGCGACGTGTGTCAGGAAAACGCCGATGCCGGGTGGATTGATATGGACGACACGTTCCCGAGTGGCGATGACGAACCACCGGCTCACCCTCATTGCGATTGCGATATCGAAACAAGAGACAGTTCAGACGAAGAAGAGGGGTTATAATTCCGAATGCAACCGACCAACCTACCAAAGTTTACCGGCGATGGAAGCGTCCATGCGCTGTCTGCTACGCCGCTGGCTGCCCGATGGGTGCAGATCGTAGCCGAATCGGTGGCGAGTGCCGGTACGCCGATCCGAATCGGAGGAACCGGGGTAAGCTCGACGGAGGGAATCCCGCTCGGCGCGGCGACGTCGGCACAGTTCTTTCCACAGGACACGACCGACAGATTCAATTTCTATGACCTATCCACCATGAAGTACTTCGCCGCGAGTGGCGATACGTTCTCGGTGATGTATGCCTAAAATCGCAACGCTCGCTGGCTTGGCTTTGCTGTGCTCGGTAGGCTTGATGGCGCAGTACAGGCCGCCGGGAGGCTTGCCTACCTGTTCAGGGACTCAGGCCAGTGGATCTATCATCGTTGGGACTGGAAGCTCAACGTGCGCGTGGGAACCAATAAACGCTGCGAATATCCCCACTAACAATGGTTTCTCTTTTCCAATTACCTATACAGCTTTCGGAGACTCAATCACAGCCGGGACCGGATGCTCGCCGACATCTGCCTGCTTCGTTCCTCTGATTGCCGCTGCAAAAAGTCTAACGGTAACCAATCAAGCTGCTGGCGCAGCGACCATGGCCGATCAAATGGCACCAATTCTGGCTACTTCAGTAACCCAATCGAGCTTTTCTTCTTTGCTTATTGGCCAAAACGAAAGTTCATTCACTGCCGGGACTGCGATAGGCAGCACAGCCAACCAATTGCAGTATCAAGCGGCAGTCACAGCAGCTTCTTTGTGGCTTTCCATTCCAGTCACGACGCCGAGCGGCAATCCGCAAAAGGTTGCGGCTCAGAGTGCGGCGAAAACCGGAACGTGGACAAATGTATCGGAGTACGGCGGTGCGCTCGGAAGCAAGAGTACTACCATTGGCGACACCCTGACCGCGAGCGTGCCAGGGTCGGCAATTTACGTCCTTCAGTTGGTTCGCAGTACGTCGAGCGTGAACTGCACGCTGAGCGTGGCGGTCGATGGTTCGTCCGCCGTGAATTACACCCAGGCCATGACCTACGTGTCGGGTAGCGGCTCGCTTACTTACATAGCGGAAGCCATTCGAGTTACGGGATTGAACACCTTTTCTCAGCATTCCGTGGTTATCTCAACTGTTACGCCCGGAACGAACGGATGCGAAATCCTCGCTGTTCTAGGAAATGGGGGGGCCGTGTCGGGAACGGGACCGTTCTTTTTTCTTGCCACGCCGTACCACACTAACCAAGCCCAGCCCTACACTTACTCCGCGCAGGCGGTAATTTGCCGCACCATATTTGGGCTGTTGGCGTCAGATTTTCTCGGCATCCAACTAGCAGACGTTTCGGCCAATTTAGATTTGACAGTCAATCCGGCCTTAGCCTTCGACGCGGTGCATCCGAACAATGCGGGACAGGCAATTGTTGCTAACACCTTCCTAGCGTCAATGCAAGCGTGGAGTGTGCCGCAAAACTCATACGTGCAGAATATGTTGATTGGCAACCCTACCTTTAGTGGCAACCCCACATTTTCAGGTGTTCCGGTATTTACGGGCGGCGCTTTATTCGCGGGAGTTTCTATGAACTTTAGAACTCCAAATGGGGCGGGCACTGCATTTCTTAGCCCTAGTGGAGATGGATCTTATATCAATACGGGAGGGTCGGGCCTAATTCCATATTCCAATAACGGGCAAACGCTAGGACTTGCAGGACACGCCTACCAGTACGTGGCGGCTGGTGGAGTTGTTAGCGCAGGCACTAAATTCACGATTTCGGGATGCTCGGCTTCATCTACGGTAGGCGGCGGGAGTACCGGGACCTACACGAGTGGCACAACTGGAACGTGCACGGTCGTAATCACAATAAACGGAGGCACAAGCATTACGGCCCCCAACGGATGGGCTTGCTCTGCGTTCGATACAACGACCACTGCGGATGCCCAACTGCAAACCGCAACATCGGCCACCACAGCAACAATTACAGGGACAACGGTAAGCGGCGACGTGGTTCGTTTCTCGTGTCAAGGATACTGAGGACGTGAAATGAAAAGACTGGTATTTCCCTTTCTTGTTTTCGCCGCGCTCGGCTAATCCTTGCGCTTCGTCGCCGGAGATTCGAACTTCCCTATGAAGTCGGTGACCTCATGCACCAGCAGTCTGCCGTTCGGGTGAGCATTCAGCATCGACCCTAGCAGTGCGGATCTCATCGCCTCCGCACCCTTCAGATAGCCTTCGCGAAATCCCTTGTCTCTGGCGATATCGACTTTCTGATTCTGGTAATCGCGCTGATACTCCGCGTTGCATTCATTGCACCAGCGATTCCGACCAGGCGTAGCTGGGCGAAGCTTGCACCTTGGGCAGCGCCCGAGTGTTCCATGTGGAACATGGGCAGCACTCTTTGAATTGTCGGGCAAGAGATAGTTTATAACTATTTCGGCACTTTTCTTTGCCGAATCAAGCCTTCCTCGTACGCTTGCCTGTAAATGGCAGCCAGTCTGAGGTCCGGAATTCAGGTTGTAGCGCTCAAAATCCAAGAAGCTTCGGATATGGCGCACAGCGACGTGCGCTCCAAGCTTTCGAGTGCGGTTGACGCGACCCACAAGGCCTCGGGGACATACGGCGGCTACGTCGACCACACGGGGGACGGCGAATCTGGCGACGTGATTTATTCCAGCAACGGCGGCATGAAGAAAGCGCCGTACGAAATCTCCACGGTCGGTGGAAAGGCAACGACAAACGTAGATTCCAGCAACGCCGTGGATGTTACGCCGACAGTGAGCTACGACGAGTTGGCCGACGATGACGACCAGTACACCGCGATGTCCGAGGCCTTCAAGGCTTCGAACATCTATACGGATCTTCCGCTGTATGAACGGTTTATCTCGAAAGACGAGCGCGCCAATGCGGACGCGGATAGTTTCGCCGGCAAAAACAAGTCCTTCCCGATCCTGAAAGCTTCGGACGTATCCGCGGCTGTCCATGCGATGGGACGCGCGGGCTCCGACAATTACGGACCGGCGCAGCTGAAGGCCAACATTATCCGCATCGCGAAAGCCAAAGGCTTCACGAGCGAACTACCCAAGGCGTGGCAGGGTGCCGACGCGACCACGAAGGAATCCGCGACTCATGCGGGCGGCGCGTTGAAGCTTTTCGAGTCGGCCTCAACGCTCGAAAGCATCAAGCTCACCGAAGCCAAGGCAGATTACGAAATCAAGCTGATCGCGCCCGGCGCGGGCTCCTCAGCCTTCTATCCCAAGGAAGTCTTGCAGCGTGACGGTCCCAAGGTCTTCAAGGCGGGGACGCACGTTTACCTGAACCATGCAACCGCCGCTGAAGAAGCCGCGCGGCCGGAGGGCGACGTAAAGAACCTCGCGGGCGTGCTGAGCTCGAACGCGGTTTATCACGAAGCGCACGCAAAAGGCCCGGGCCTGTATGCGCGCATGAAGGTTTTCCAGGACCATGCGCAGACCGTTGAAGAGAAGGCCCCGCACGTGGGAATGTCGATCCGCGCTTCGGGCGTTGCGGAATCCGGCAAGACGCGCGAAGGTCGCCCGGTCCTAAAAGAACTGACCAGTGCCGAATCGGTGGACGTTGTCACCCGGGCCGGAGCTGGCGGAATGATTTTGTCCGAATCTGCCGCAAATCCACAGGAGGTCGAAATGACCGAAGCCGATGTTAAACGGCTCGTAGAAAGCGCGGTTACCGCCGCCACTTCGCCGTTACGGGAGCGTGCCGTAAAAGGCGATGCCATCGTGGCCGCGAACCGTGTTCTCGCGCCTCTGGCGTTGAGCGAGGCCGCCAAACAGTTCGTCATCGAGAACGTTCTGCGCGGTTCCTTACCGCTGAAAGAAGGTGATTTGGATGAGGCCAAGTTAGGCGAACTGGTCACCGCGGAAGCCAAGCGCGTCGGCGCGGTGCTCGGTCAATCCGGCGTCCGCGGAATGGGCGTTGCGGAGCCGGTAGTCATCGACCCCAAACTGCGCGAAGCACAGCTTCAGAGCGAGAAGGACGAAGAGGCAAATTCGGTTCTCATCTTTGAGTCTCTCGGGATGCCTTCGGATGCGGCGAAGTTGGCCGCGAAAGGACGGGCAGCCTAATGATTAACCAGCAAAATACCGGCACTCAAACCAGCCGGCGAAATGTGGTGCTCCCGGCGACTACCACTGTGGTCATTCCTCCCGGCACACCGCTGCTCATCGGCGGCTTGCCTTGCGTGACGCTCGACGGCAATCAGTTCGCGGTCGGCGCGCCTTCCGTGGTCTGCCTGTTCGGGGGGTCCTTCGACTTGACTGTTATCGGGCAATCGGCGGAATCGCCCGTCACCACGCACAAGATCAACCCCGGCGACAAGCTTTACGCCACGGGAACTCTGGACACGACTACGAACGTGACCTACAACCTCACGCTCGACGCGAACTCCAGCAACACGCTCTTTGGATGGCTCGACCCGCAGTCGCCTTCCATCGCGGCAGGTTCGACGGACACCAACGCCTCAGTTCTGCTCGACAAGGGCATGTAAGGGAGATCATCAATGGAAAAACTAGGTAACTACGGAGAGGTCATTGACGGTCGCCTGATTGGCCCGGCGAATGGCGTGCAGGGCTTTCTGCGCTCGCAGGGGCTCGGTGAATTTGTCGCCGCACAGCGCAACGCGAGTATAGTGCGGAAGCGGCGCGTCACGGAAGCGGCTCGCCTCTACAGCGATGTGCTGCTCGGCAAACTGGACCCAGTCTTTTTGCGCGAGGCGATCATGCCGCGCAATCCCGTCTTCGTCGCGCACCTGATGGAGAATTACGGGAACATCTACCGCGACGACAGCAGCGGTCACACCCTGGGATTGCGCGAAACGATGAGCGTCACGGATTACCAGGCGCTCTACGTCGACGTCCTCGATCGGCAGTACTACGGCTATTACAACGCCTACCCGATCGTCAACAAACCGCTGGTCAAGGTTCACCCGCTGCGCGACTTCCGCGTGGTTTCACGCTATCTGCTCGACGGTGCAGTGTCTCCGTACCTGCCGATTGGCCGCAACAAGAGCACGCAAACCTCAGGCGGCGGACCCGCTGGCCCGATTAACCAGACCGCGCTGAGCGGCCCCGTTCCGCAGGATGGCTCGACCTTCCCGACCACCAACACCGCGCCGATTCAGTATCAGCCGGAAGCGTACGGTTCGGGAACCTCGGTCAACTGGGCGGCGTTCGTGAACGATGACCTGGGCATCTTTCAGGACCTTCCGAAGCGTCTCGCCATTCAGGGCAACCGCGGCATCTCGCAGTTCATCACGGGATTTTTCTTCACGTCGGCGGGTCTAAATCCGGCGCTGTTCAAGGCCGGTTACAAGAACCTCATCACTCCAACGTACGGAGCGCTGGCAACCAACCCGCCCATCTCTTCGCAGGGACTGATGGACGCGCTGAAAGTCCTGGCCGGGATGCTCGATTCGAGCGGCAACCCGATCATGATCTCCGGGAAAATGTATCTGGTTCACGGACCTTCGCAGATGGCCGCGGCGAACAACGCCATCAAGGCCGTCAACATGTTCGTGACGAACGAGGGCGGCACGCAGACCACGAGCAATTCCTTCATCCAGCAGATGCTGCAAGTCCCCAACTGGGTCGCGAACAACATCACGCCGATCATGGACCCGTACATGCCGCTGGTGATGGCCGGAGCTGCCGGGAACATTGCGCAGACCGCATGGGCGCTGGTGTGCGATCCGAACGAACAGGAGCGGCCTGGCGTCGAGATCGGCTTCCTGAACGGCTTTGAGACTCCGCAGATTTTCCAGAAAGCGCCGAACACCATGCGTGTCGGTGGTGGAATCGACCCGATGATGGGCGATTACTATTCGATGGATCAGGAGATGAAGATCATCGGAGTAATGGGCGGCACGGTGATCGACGGGCGCTCGATGGTCGGTTCGACCGGCGCGGGCGCTTAATTGGTGCTTCGAGTGCATTCGCAAGAGTGCAGCCCAAAGGAGGGCTAATCTCATGAGAACGAATCTTGTAAGGCCTGGCCAGATCGTGCAATTCAAACACGGAAACGGTGTCCACACCGGAACCGTGAAGACGGTTGGCCGGAACGGGGAAGATGAGGTAGGTTCGGAAGTGGTGGTCGGGGATATCTACCCGCACCTCTACGACCAACCGACCGTCACCAAACACGGGTTGGACTTGCTGTCGGCGACGGGGCCGAACCAATTCCCCCAGGTCAGCAATCAGCCACTGCGAAACCAGGACCAGCAGCGGGCCGAGGGGGAACGCGAGCGGCTTAACCGTTTGCGGAATGCCAGGGTCGATCAGTTCGGCAATCGTTTGCCGAATGAAGGCTTAGCTGACGACCGCTTCGATAACCGCTTGAATGAGGGAGTCGGTCGCGATCAGTTCGGCAATCTGAATTCGCCGAATCCGGTGGGGACAGCAGTCCAGAATTCGCCGGCTACGGTTGGGGCGGTCGGCAATGTCGATCAGTTCGGCAATCCGATTCCGGCGGCGGGTCCGGTTGGCTAAAGGTAGAGGGTGAAGCGAGTGACTCAGCGGCGTGCCCTTCTCTGGTGCGCCGCTGTTCTTTTTATGGCTTACGTTGGCACATTCACGTACCAGGGCGGGGCGAACCCGCCAATCGACTATCCGCGAATGCTGGTCGCTGATACGGTGCAGTTTGCGGCAGACGGAACCACGCCTGTCTTCGCGTTCTGGGACCAGGAGATTCAAGCAGCAACTCAGATCGAGTTGGCGGTGTGGCAATCGTCGCAGTTCTGGTCTGGTCCTTTGGGCAATGCGAACCTCGGAAACATCCCGATGCCGTGGCGCCGGATTGCCGCGACGTTGATCGACGCGCTGGCTTCGAACCAGGCGCGTATCGGACTGATCTCTCAGCAGCTCGATACGAAATTAAATCCCGGGGCGGTGAAGGACATGCAGGCGCAAGCAGCCGCCCTTCGTGAAGCGGATGACAACTCCGGCGCGTTCGCGATTGTCGAGCAGGTTAACGACTACTGGAGTTTTACGGATCGCTACTGGAAAACCGTCGCACGTCAGAGCGCGGGGTCTGTGCCATGAACCAGGCCGCGCTCAATTATCCCTTTTCGCAAATCATGCCGCAGGCGATGGCCGGTGGATGGTTCCCGTCTGTCGCGACTCTTCAGACGATGGTGCAGGACCAAGGGCCAACCGGCAATCCCACGGGCACATGGCAGAACGTCGACGGCGTGGTGAATATCCCGTGCAAGGACGCGCCGGCATCGGTCGCGCGAATCCAGGCCACGGAAATGAAAGATGTTGCGGAGATCATGGCCAAGGGGCTTCGTCACGTCCTCCTGAATCAGTGCTTCGTCAATGCGCCGAACTGGGCCGCGATGACCGCGCGGATGACGATAGACGGGTTCACCTACGAAGTGATGGGCGCCGAGAATGATTCGGACCTGATCCAGACGCGCGTTGATTTGCAGTTGGTGCAGCTCTAAATGAATGCCAAGTTTAAAAGCCAAACTGTTTACCGCGGCCTCAGCGAATGCGGGGCTCCAGGCACTCCTGGGGACCAACCCGTTTCGCTGGTACGATTCGCAGCTCAACCAGTCCTCCGCGTTCCCGGCGGTGGTGGTGTTCATCGTCTCGAATCCGAGGGATTACGTCATCACCGGCCAGATGTCGACCAGCTGGGCGCGAGTCCAGTTCACGGTGTACGGAACGGGAAACGACTCGCAGAACGCCGACGCGGTAGTGAATGCGCTTCAGGCCTTTCTGCTGGGGTTCAACGCCTACGGACTGAATCCGCCGGCGAACGCAAACACCATCGTAGGCGACCGGGATTTCGGAATCGCAGCCACGCAGCCGCTGACGTATCAACGCGTGCTCGACGTAATGATTTTGAACGACGAACTGGTTTAAAGGAGGCTCACAATGCCCGCTAGCACTTCGCCCTTAGGGCCGTATGTTCCGGTTGAAGGGACAGTATTTTATATCGACAACGGGTTGTCGCCGGACACGTTTGAGGCGGTCTCCAACGTTTCCGATATCACGCTGCCGACGATTCAGAAGACCATCGATGTAACCAACATCGGTGACAACTGGGTTCGCACCGTCCCGACGCTCAAGGACATGGGGAAAATCTCGCTAAAGATTTTCTGGCAGATGGCCGACTCGACTCAGAACAACAGCTCGCCGTTCGGGTTGCGCTTCTGCCTAGTCACCTACCCATCGCCGCTGCGCATCTTCAAGATCATCTATCCCGATGCGGCGAGCTCGCAGGATGTTTTCCCGGCGTACGTAGTCGGGTTCTCGGCCTCCGGGGGGGTTGGGAAGGCATGGGAAGCATCGATCGATCTGGCCAACAGCGGCGCGCCGACGCTCTGCTAAGGGAGACACCATGGAAGATAAATCTACCGGGGTTGAATACCCCACCATCGAACTGAACGGCACCGTTCACACCATCAAATTCACGCGCGCGATGTTCTACCGCATGGGAAAAGCCGGTATCCAGTTCAATCCGGTTTTCAACGGCAACACCGCGAAAATCGACTTCCACGTTCTCGTGGATGTAATGAAGCTGGCCATCGGGTTCACGGGCTCATCGGATGAGCTGGCCGAGATGCTTTTCGACCAGCGCGACGAAGCTCTGCGGTTACTGGTCGATGCTTGGGGAAATCTTGTGCTGCCGTCACTCAAGCTTCGGGCCAAAGAGACGGCAGCACCGATTCAACAGGTCCAGTAGCGGAGGATGCTTGGCTCAACTCGTGGGCGTTCGCCGTTTCGCCGTACGGTCTGAGCCTTTCGACCGCCCAGAGCTGGGAATACACACCGCGCGAGTTAGAAGCCTTGGCGAAGGTTCGCCGGCAAGTACTTACGGAAGGCTTTCACCGCTGGGCGATCGAGCGCGCGGAGTTTCGCAACGCCAATCAGATGTTCGGCGAAGAGGGCATACCGTGGCAGCTCTCGGACTTCACTGGCGGCGATCGCGCGCAGCGGGCCCGGGAGCACCAATCCGAAGCATTACAGCAAAAGGTGATGACTACCAGAATGCAGCGGGCGCTGGGTGCGATCACCAGTACATCGAAACCGGGGGAGCATCCCGAGCTTCCGGCGTGGGCGGTTCGCAAGTGGAATCCGGAAGATTACCCGGAGCTTTTTAAGAAATGATTTCAGCGCGCGCACAATTCACGCCTCGAAACGACCTCGGACAGTTCGTCAAGGTGAAGGTTGTGCCCGGCGTTGTCGCATCGGTTCAAGCATCTGTAAATCTCATTCAGCAGAGCGCACAGATTCTCTGTCCCGTGGATACGGGAGCACTTCGCGATTCCATCACGGCAGAGGTTAACGAATCTGGATCCACAGTAGTCGGCAACGTTGGGCCACATATGCCGTACGCCGATTACGTAGAGTACGGCACTGGCAAGCTGGGCGACCCGGCGGCGCCGTATGGGCACGTGGAGACGTGGCCGGGAATGAAGCCTCAACCGTACATGCGGCCCGCGTTGGATACCAGCAAGGGCTCAATTCTTGACTTGTTCCGCTCGAACATCAGCACAGGGATCTCGTAATGGCAGCGGGCGATAGCGGGAGCCTGGGCGCTCTTTCGGTCACCATCACAGGGGATTACTCCGAGCTCATCGCGGCGATTAACGACGCGCAAACTGCCGCGACCGCGGGAAGTCAGTCCATCGCCGATGCGGTCAACACCGCGGGCGCGTCAGCGGATGAGGCAAGCGGCAAGTTCGCGGAGATGGCCGAGGCCTTGGCGGGGATCGGGGAGGCCCTGGCGATCACCGAAGGCCTCAAGGAATTCGGCCAGGAAGCCCTGAACGCCTACGGCACCGTGCAGTCGGTCACCATTGGCTTGACTCAGTTGACGGGCTCAGCGGATACCGCCAACGAAGCCATCGAGAGTATCAAGACTCTCGCGGCGACTGAGCCGTTCGCGTTCCCTGAAATCGCGCCCACGATTCAGAAAATGGTCGCGTTGGGAGTCTCCGCCGATCAACTCCCCAGTGTCATGCAGGCCGTGGCGGATGCTTCAGCCGCGACGGGTAACCAATTCAGCCAGGTTGCGAACTCGCTTGACAGGATGTCGCTCTCGGGTACGGTAGGTGCCCGCCAGTTGACTCAGCTTGGCATCAGCACGACGGACCTGGGAACGGCGATGGGTGTCACTGCCGGCCAGGTGACGACGGCGTTTAAGGCGCTAGATCAGTCGCAGCGGTTGGATGTTCTGACCACGGCGCTTGAGAAGTTCGCCGGATCGGCGGAAGCGCAAGCGCAAGGTATTGCCGGGCAGTGGCAGATTTTTCAGAACCAATTCGAGGAAGTCATGGTCGGCGTCGGCCAGGCGCTGGCGCCTGTTGTCGCCGACATTCTTAAATTCGGCGAGACGGTCCTCACGGAAGCGCAGTCCGCTATCGACTGGTTTAACCAGTTGCCGGCTCCGATCAAGGACACGGCGGTGGCAGCCGGAATCCTTGTCGCGGCGATCGCTCCGTTGACGGCGGGACTCGGCGCACTGGTTCTCGGCGTGAGTGCGTTATCCTCATTGCTCCCGGCCGGGATCGAACTTTTAACCACGCTCGGAATTGTCGCGAGCACAACCGCGGCGGAAGAAACAACCGCGGCGGTCGCGACCGAAGCTCTCACTGCGGCAACGGCAACGGCTGGAGAGGGCGCGGTAGCCGCCGGTGCCGGGTTCGCGGGGCTCGGATTGACTCTTGGACCCGTGGCCGCCGGCATCGCGGCGGTGGTCGCGGCGGTTGCGATTGCCAACTTCACCGGCGTCACGCAGGAATTGAAGGACCTGGGCGCCGCTGTTACCGAGCAGGGCGGCCCGTGGGACGCCTTTAAGGCGGAAGTCACCCAAGCGACCGATGAAATATCGTCAGGCGCGAGCTTGGCGTTTGAGGCCATACCGCAGGCTTTAGGTTTGATCACTTCCGCGCTCGGTACCACGCACGGGCCGCTGCAAACGCTGAGTGCGGATTTTCAGCAAGCAGGCGGATTCTCCGCAGCCGCTGCGATTGCGCTTCAGTCTTTTGGGGAGAGACTCCTTGGCATCCCGGTAAACATCTCGACAATTACCGTGGCGCTGAAGGCATTTGGCGAAGCGAACCAAGACTCCGCTACGAACCAGATGGCGCTTATGAACAAAGCGCTGGCGTCGATGCTGAGCGGTCTAACCCCGTTGCCTCCGGCGTTTGGCAACAGCACGATCAGCGTGGCCGGATTCTCTGCGGGATTGCAGGCGCTCGTCACGAAGCAACAGGCGGCCAACTTGGCGGTGAGCCAGGCAAAGCAGGCGCTCGCAGACGCCAAGGCCGCGCTCGATGCGGGGACAATCAGCCAAGGCACCTATAATCTGGCGCTGCTTGCATATGACAAGGCAGTTCTCGCCGCCACACCGCACGGGAAGGACTTCGCCGATTCCGTTGCGGGTATCACTCAGCAGATGACGCTGGCTCAGGAGAAAGCAACTTCATCTGAGACTGTTTACGCGAACCTGAATAAGCAGTTTGACAACGGGACCACGAGTCTCGGGACGCTCGCGGAAGCGTACAAAAAAGCGCAGACCGCGGCCACCAACGCCGGGCAGGCCTTCGCCACCGCGGCGGGGCAGATGGCGCTGATTGACCAGGGCAACGCGAAGCTCCAGGCGACCTACGACGCCGACACTCAGGCGCTGGCGAATTACGAGAATCAACTCACTTCGGGAAATCTGACGGCTCAGCAGCAGGCCCAGGTCACCCAGAACATCATCACGCTGTACGGCACCTTGCAGGGCGATGCGGTCAAACTGGGAACGTCATTCTACGACGCCACCGCGGCGATGCTGTCACTCACAGCGGGCGCGACCAAGCAGCAGGACGCGTTGAACGATGTCGCCAATACGTACACCACACTGGCCGGATTGGGAACGAAGACCGAAACGCAGCAGCAGGATCTGGACGCGGCATTCAAACAGGTCACGACCGACGCCGCGGCGATGGGAATCAGTGTTCAGAAGGTCGGCAACGGCCTGCTGTTCACGGCGACCAACGCGAACACAGCCACGCCGCAATTGAAGGCGTACGCGGATCAGCTAACACAGTCCAATTCTGGCGGTGTCGACTTCGTCACCGTAAACGGAAAGGTTGTCGAGACACTGCAAAGCTTGGCGGATACTGCGAGCAACAACACGATTCCGGCGATTCACGATGTAACTGTTTCGGCGCAGGATGCCGGTGCAGCCGTCGGTCAGATGGGGCAGTCCGCACTTCAGGCGGGCGAGAACTTCGACGTATCGGGCGTCAAGGTCACCAATTTCAAAGAAGCGACCCAGGCGGTCAACACGACACTCCAGGGATTGCAGACGGCGGCGAATGCAGCGGACCAGGGCGTCCTGGCGCTCTCTGGCGATGCCGGGCATTTCTACACCGTCACTCAGGTAGGAACGTCCACCGTCATCACCTTCACCGACGCCCTGAACAACGAAGCTACCGCACTTGGAAATGTCGCGAGCGCGGCCAGCTCCGCGGCGGCGGCGGTATCTGGATTTAACAACGCGATTTCTGGTGGATTCGGAACCGCATCGTCCACCTCCGGAGTAGCGGGAGCAAGCTCCAATCCCGCCGGAGACATCGCCTCGATGATGGAAATGCTGGGCGCGGGCGGAAGCACCATCAGCGCCATGCTGGGAGCCTCGGGCCTGGTTCAAACTGGTATCGGTGGATCCGGCGGCGCGGGGACCAACTATGAGAGCGTCTCGGACTACAACGCGTCCATCACCGCACTCGCGGCCAAGCTGAACGATTCGGTCATCACGTCGCTCGATGCGTTTGGAAACACGCTTGACGCGCTGGGTCCTCCGCTCAAATCGGACACCACAGCGACGAGCACGCAAGCAGCGGCGACGACTACAGCGACCACGGCAGTAGCAGCGCTGGGCACCGCAGCCACTACGGCAGCGAGTGCAACTACATCCGCCGCAACCACAGCGGCAGCGGCAACGACAGCAGCAACCGCAGCGACGGCGGCCACGACTCCGGCGGTATCAGGATTGGGCGCGGCAGCCACTCAGGCAGCGGCGGCCACTGCTGAAGTAACTCCGGCTGTGACAGCGGCGGTTCAGTCGCTGCAGGCCCTGCAGCAGGCGGCGTCCTCCAACGCGCCAGCGGTAACAGCCGTCACGGCAGCTTTGCAGGCGAATCAGAACACAGTCGCAGCCGGCAATGGGCCTGTGACTGTGGCAGCCGCAGCGACAGCCGCAAACACAGCGGCGACGGTTGCCAGCACTTCCGCCACGGCAGCGGACACGGCCGCGACGACAGACAGCACGGCAGCCACGACAGCAGATACGCAGGCCTCTGACCAATTCGCCCAAGCCGTGCAGAGCGTCGTTACTGACCTCGGATCTGCCAATACCGCCCTCGGAACGTTCGACACCGCAGCGGGCACGTTGACGCAGGACCTGGGCGCACTCGATACAGCGATCAAGGCAATCACCACGGATGTCGGGTCTTTGGATGGGGCGGCGAACACGCTCGCCAAAGACTTCGGTGCGCTCGATACCGCAGTCACCGCCGTCACGAAGGACTTGGGCGCGGCCGACACGGCATTCACGGGAATCACGAAGGACCTCGCTACATTCGACACCGCAGTTACAACGCTGACGACGGACCTCGGCAAGTTCGATACGTCGATGAACGGCGTGACGACGGACCTCGGAAACCTGGGCACGGCCATAAATAACGAAGTGACGGCGCTTGGCAATGAAACCACAGCGACGGGAAGCCTCACGACGGCACTGGGGAACGCGATAACCGCGCTCGGCCAGTTCAACTCCGCGCTGGAGGTTTCTAAGTCGAGTACGCCGGGCGCTCCTGGGACACCCGGATCGCCAACGCCCATTGCCACGTACTCAGGCCCTGTTACCGTCATTCCTCCCTATGCGGGTTATCCAACGGGACTGCCTGGCTTGAGCGACATTCCCATCTCTGGAATCGTCCCACTCACGCCTGGCGGCCAGAGCTCAAGTTCTACACCGGCGTTGACGCTCAATGTGAACCTGAACGGCGGAATGGTGGTGGGCACCGGTGGAATGCAGCAGTTTACGCAAATGATGATGCCGCAAATGGTGACAGCTTTAAGACAAGCGGGAGCGAAGGTTTAAGGAGCGCTTTATGACTATTCAGGAAATACGAACGAATCAGCTCACATTAAAACTCGATGAGTTGGATCAAGAGAACCAAACTCGCGACCAGCAGATTCAAGCTTTACGCGGCGAGAAGCGCGAAATCCGCGCACTCATGGAGCCGCTGATTCTCAAGAAGCAAAGAGCGGACGCCATCGCGAACGCGGGCAAGCCGTCCATCGTGCTCAATCCCGGAGTTGTAGGCGTGAACTTAGGAGGCCGATAAATGGCTAACGCAATGTACGCGCTTGGGCGCGAAGCTTTTCTCGAAGGCGGAATCGATGCGCTGACCGACACACTGGCGATTTCGCTTGTGACGTCGGCGTATACGGCGAATCTGTCGACCGACCAGTTTTACAGCATCATTTCCGGCGGCGCGATTGTCGCCGGGCCTGTGACGCTGACATCGGTGACCGGCTCAGGTGGAACGCTGAGCGCGGCGAATACCATTTTCAGCAGCGTTACAGGAACGGCGGCGTCCCAGGTGGTGTTGTTCAAAAACACCGGCACCGGCAGCACGTCGCCGCTCATCGGAAACATCAACGTCGCAACGGGTCTGCCCGTCACTCCGAACGGCGGCAATATCACCGTGGCGTGGTCTGGCGGCCAAGTCTTCACGCTGTTCGAAGGGCTTGCGGAAGACCGGGACGACTGGCGCGTCAAAGAGCGGATTCGCGACTTGTGGGCGGCAATCAAGGGCAAGAAGTGGAAGACGAACGGGGATATCTGGCTTCCTGAGCCCTCCATCGTTCTGGGGTAATCTATGGCGCTCAGCTCCACGGCAATCTTCGAGATCCGAACTACCGGCTCCGCGACGAACGGCGGCGGATTCGATGATGGCGTTTCGTCTCCCGGGACAGACTACTCACAACAGGACAGTGCGCAGTTTTCCGGTACTGACCTGGCGTCTTCTAACGGCACAAGCGGAACTCCGTCCGTAACTTCGGCGGGGCACTCGTTCGTGTCGGCAGACGTGGGCAACTTCATTCAGGTCTCGTCCGGCACAAGTTGGACGGCCGGCATCTACTGCATTACCTCCGTATCGGCGGGCGCGGCCGTTCTTGATCGTGCGTGCGGCTCGGCGAGCACATTATCCAGTGGCACATGGGCCGAAGGCGGCGCGCTGGCCAGCATCGCCAATCTCACGGCGCTGCTTTCGGACGGGTTCAATAGTGCGCTATCTCCAACTGGGGGACAGATTATTTATTTAAAAGCTACGGCAAATTATGTACTTACTACTGCTGCTGGATTTAATCAATCTACTCATTTTGGGGCTGCGGTTAGTATCATCGGATACAACTCAACGCGCGGTGACGGTGGTCCTGTCACGATTACGACGGCGACCAACTCCACCCACCTGTTCGATCTTGGCTTTGCTGGCGATTCTGCCTTTAATCAGATTTGGCAGAATTTTGTTTTTTCGAATACGGCTTCAACGCGCTCGATAGGCTTTAACGCGAATACATCCGGAGCCGGAAATTTGATGTTCGTAAATTGCAAGTTCACGGGGTTTACGAATGCGATCTTAGGAACCAGTGCATCGGCAAGTACGCTTGCCACACTTGTCCTGGATAACTGCCTAGTGACAAGCTGTTCTGCCACCTACGCCGTGGATGTAGACAACGGCTGCACATTTCTGAATACCCGCTTTTCGTCGAACACGAATAGCGGCCTCCGCTCATCGGCAGGCAACATATCCGGCGTCATCACTATTCGGGGATGCATCTTCGACAGCAACGGCGCAAACGGAGTCGGTCTGGACGCCTCATCGATCTTCACCTACGCGAATGTGTGCGGAAATGTGTTCTATAACAACACGACAGCCGGTATAAATCACTTGGCGGGTCCGGTGCTTGCAACGATTCGAAACAACATCTTTGTGAGTAATGGAGTTGCAATCACAGCTCAGCCTCTTGCTAGCGCTACGGGCCTGTCCGGCTTCGCATCCGGCAACGCATTTTATGGCAACACGACAGTCCGCGTGAATTTCAGCTACGGGCTGGCCTCTGATGTCACCCTGTCCGGCGACCCGCTAAACGCGCCTGGATCAAATGATTTTACGCTCAACAACACGGCGGGCGAGGGTGCATTGTGCCGTGCGGCAGGTTTCCCCGGCGCACTCCTTTCAGGTGGAACCGGTTACCTGGACATCGGCGCATTGCAGCATCAGGACTCTGGCGGAAGTTCAGTAACTTACGTCATCAACAAAAACACCACGAATTTAATTGAGGAGCGCGCATAATGCCACGCATCTACACGGTTTCTTTCGAGAAGGTCAGCGTCACGGCTGTTCAGGACTTGTTCCAGCTCATCGGCGCGTCAGGAAAAATGTGCAAGCTGACGCGTGTGGCCATCGCCGACGTTGATTCGACCCTTCCCGCAGCGCAACAGATGGCGCTTCGGGTCCGGTTTCTCCCCGCAACGGTAAGCAACGGATCGGGCGGATCTTCGCCAACACCGCAACCGAAGGACCCGGGGGACGCGGCCGCCAGTTTCACAGCCAAGGCCAACAGCACATCGAAGGCGACCACTGGCGGAACGGCAGTCGTGCTCGAAGAGAACGGAGCTTTCCTCTATGGCGGCTACGACGTTCGGCAGACTTTCGGATATTTTGGCCCGAGCGAAAGCATCGTGGTTGAGCTGATTACGGCTCCAGCGAGTTCGGGAACGTGGATTCTCAGCGGCACGGTTGAGGTTGAGGAAACCGGAGGGTAAGTGCGCAGTGTCGACGTTCATGTCGAGCTACCGGCGGAGGGACGGAGAAGGGCGGCGGTATTCCAATACCCTCACCTTCAAACCGTTATCCCTTCGCCGATCCCGTCCGGGGAGAGCTGGCCGACGCCTTCGGTTACTCACTCAGCACAGACCGTCAGTCCCGGCGTAATCCCCAGCGCGGAAGCTTGGCCAACGCCATCGGTAGTTGGGAACCAGGAAATCTCGGCGAGCATCCCGACCAGTGAACATTGGCCAACGCCGTTCATCAATCTGGAACAGCGCATCCTTCCGGCCTCGATTCCGACAGGGGAGCACTGGCCGACGCCCGACGTAGCGCTGACGACCGACATTATTCCCACGCCGATTCCAAGCGGGGAGAATTGGCCGACGCCGACGATACGCGGCTCGACGCAGTTCATCAACGCGTCGTCTATTCCATCTGGGGAAAGCTGGCCAACGCCGGGCATCACCGGCGGGAACACGTCACTGCAAATCTGGATTGGCGGCACGAACGTCACAATCTACGTAGGTGGCGGACTCTCGCCGATGGGCGCCGGGACGAACGCCAGTGCCTCACAGATAACGTCACAGGCGATTGGCCGGGCGACGATGACGCTCGATATGGTCGATATCGGCGGCGTGCTGGTGGGCGCTTCAGGCACCTTCTCAAGCCCATTGGCGATGTGCGGCCTGACGGTAATTGTTACCGAGCTGGGCGCAACGCTTTTCGCGGGCTGTATCGACACATGCGCGGCAGATCGCGAAATGCCGTTCAAGGATGCGCCGATCATCGTTTATCACATTACAGCGCTCGATAAGACATCCATCTGTGACCACCGCGTTGTGACTTCGGCGACCTATGCGGCGGGAACCGACGTGGTCGGCGACATTCTTGACGTGGTTCAGAACTATTTGAACGGGGAGGGCATCACAACCCAAGGCGTTCCGCCCCTGGGCAGCCTGGGAACGCTCGACAGCGACCTGACCACCAACTACACGTCAGTCCGCAACGTCTTCGACAGCCTCGCCACAGCTTCAGGAACCGTATGGTGGATTGACCCGTACGGCGTCCTCTACTTCTCGACCCTCTCAACTCTGCCGGCAGCGCCGTTCCCCATCACTGAAACGGCCGGAATTCGCAACTCAGCCGGTACAGCCATGGTTCAGGCTTCTCTGAGCGGCGGCGGTGCGACTTCCGGCTATAGGAACAAGGAATACGTCGTCAGCAACCTGAACACGCTACCGGGCTCGGGAACGGGCGGCGCGGGCTCTGGCGACGGCTCGACCACGGAAACGTTCATCTTCACGATTGGGCAGCCGGGCATAGCAACCCAGTACATTGGCGGCGTCCTGCAGGCGATCGGCATTATCACGTCGCTACCAATTCAGTCCGTCAGCTCGATGACGGTGAACGGCGACACCCAGACCACCGTAGAGTTTGGGAGCTTCGATGGGCAGACCAGCTCCGGACCGAACGATTATCTGTGGTTCTGGACCCAGGGCGGATCTGAAATGAATTGGGAGGACGGCCCAGTCCCGGACGGTTCGGTGGTCATCGTCACCTATATCCCCGGCAACGCATCAGGAACGCAGCAAAGCTCCGTCGTCGTTGGCACGGCGATTTCACCCACGGCGCCCAGCGGCGCGAAGCTCGGCACTTGTGGCTCGGGCATCTTCGAAGTAGCCGACCAGGTCCAAAACGTTTCGCTCATCAGCGACCTGAATAACATCGCCGCGGACATCCTCGCGAGGTCGGGAGACATCCCCATTATTCTGACCTTCGAGACGGATGAACCCGGCCTGGCTGTCGGCCAGCAGCTCTCTGTTGTACTCCCCTCAATGGGACTCGGAACGGTGCTCGCGCCCGCTTCGCTGGTGGTTTCGCAAATCATCGCGACGGCGCAAACGGGAGTATTGGCGTACGGCTCGTGGTTCCGGAACACCGTGACCGCGATTAACAATTATGACGCCTCTAACTGGGTAACGTACTTCTCGCGATTGATTCAGCGCACCGAGAATCCTCTGCCGGTTTTGCAGTACGAAACCGCCAAATTCATCTTGGGCGCGGGCTCGAGCCTTTCATCGGGGAACTCACTGACGAATCCGTATCCCGTGCAGCGAACCGGGCTCTTTGTGCAGATGAGCATCGCGGCATCCGTCCCGCCAGTGGATCAGAACCTAGTCGTCGTGCTGACGCGGAACAACGTCGCCGTGGCTCAGATTGTCATGCCCGCCGGAACCGCAGCGAACACGCTGATTCTCTTTCCAGTCCCAGCAGCCAACCAGCTGTACTTTTTCGCCAATGATATTCTCAATGTAAATGTCTCGTATCAGCTGACGGGGAGCTCGCCGGTAAATGCTTCGGGTGTGACTCTTTCAGCGTACTGGTCAATGTGATGGCATCTCCGAACATCCAAACGCTGTACTTTGTCGATGGCTTCGACCTCATCGACTACGACCGCGCGTTTCTGAAATATAACGGCTTCGTCAACGGATTCAACCAAGGAAGCATCATCACGGGGAACGGCGGCGGCAACGCCATCGCGACTTTCAACAGCGCCTTTGATCCAGTAGGAGCGCAGTTCTCGCGCATCTTCGGACTCGTTTCAACCTTGGGAATCCACATGGACTATCAGCAGTTCGGTGGAACAGCCTGGGGAGCCTACGACTGGTACACCGTCACAGCAGGCGACGGCACGGTAATTCTGAAACTCCATCAAAGGACTGACGGACTGCTCGACGTGTCCGGGCCGGGCGGCCTCATCGCCACCACGATAGTCCCGATGCCGTTTGCGGGTTGGAAGAATATCGTCATCCTGCTGAGCTTTGGAACTTCAGGCAGCGTCTCCATTTTCATCAACGGCGTTCAGGGCTTCGCTGTGCCGTCCGAGCCGTGCAACTTCGGAACGAATCCGCCGGACCGCGCGCAGTTATTTTGGAACGCGGGTTTCGGGCCTCCCGGAATCGCGCTCGACAATTACATTCTCTACGACGGCCTGGCGAACATCGGCCAGTGCCATGTGGACAGTCTCTTGCCGATCGCCGACGCGCCCGCTACGGTCTGGATACCCGGCGCGACGTCGCCAGACGTACCGAGCTCGACCTGCGCGCCAATGGTTAACGACACGGTGGGCCGTTTCCCCGGTGAGGGACCGGACGGCGACTACACCTACATCTCTGCCGTCGCGACGGCGAATCAGACCTTCCAAATGCAAAGGTCACCATGCTACGGCGTTGTTCTGGGAGTCGCGCTCAACGTGTGTGGGCGGCCGCTCTCGGGATTTTCACCACAACAATTCAATTTCATCGTGGTTCTGTCGGCGGGAACGCAGAGCGTCGGCACAGGGATTCTCGTGAACATCGGCGCGGTCGCCACGGACCCGGCGCTTGCCAATTATCAAACCGTGCAGGCGTGCCTGCCACTTTCGCCGGCGACTGGGCAAACGTGGATCGATGCGGAGATCACCAACGGGAATTTCGGTTTCGGAAGCATCGAAGTTAACCAGAGAATCACGGCATTCAATCTCGAAAAGATAACCAGCTTGACTCCGCAGCCGTTCAACTGCGGAGGAAGCTCATATTCCTACTAGATGTGCTTGACGGCCCGCAAACTACAGCTACTAGAGGACGCGAACGTGCTCACCCCTGGGCAGTAAACGCGCCCCCGCTATCACTTCGCCGCGCTTCAAGGCCTCCCGGATTGCGTCCTTCGCTGGAGTCATCGGAGCATACTCTAATTTGGCGCTGAGTTTGTGCCACATCTCCAGACCGCCCTGGTACTTGCCTAGCCATAAGCCGATTTCCTTCCACTCGGCGATGGTCATGTGCACATGCTGGTTGATAAAAGTGGGTGGCAATTTCTCCCAGATATCGGTATCGATTATTTCCAGCGGCTGCAATCCGCCGTTCCCCTGGATCCGCAATCCGCCGCCCGGTGTGGCCTTCAGTTCGCGCACGCCGAAGCGGTTCATCACTTCCAGCGCGGTTTCCTTTAGCCGCGCTACCAGTGCCCGCTTCTGCTTGGCGATGTCCAAGAATCGCTGGGCTTCCTTCTCGCAGGCCTCGGCGTTCAATTCTTCGCAGCGAATCAATCCAACGTAGCTGGTAACCTTGGCGGCCTCTTTGGTCAGATATTCCGCTATCTGCTGGTCAATCACCTTCAGTGCTTCGGAGTCGCCCTCGAGCTCCGCGGATTCGCGCAGCGCGGCGAGGGATTCAAGGTCCTGCTGAATTCGATAAAGCGATTGGCTCATGATTTGGGCTCCTTCTTATCTCCCGCAAGGGCCGCACGGGGCGGACCTGTCTTTTCCGCAAGGGCCGCGTCAGCCTTGCGCAAAACGTCGGACAATACGGGCCGTAACGGGTTTGCCCACTTGCAAGAGCGACTAGCAACATCGTTGCGTATCTGCGTGAGTGCCTCTCTAAGGCGCTCCACCTGCTGTTCTGAGATGTACAGGGCCTCCCGCAGGTCATCCCGCTCCACCGCAAGAGCCGTAGCCGTTTTCGTCAACTCTGCCAGCGCGGAGGCGTGCTCCTTGTCATGCTCCTCAGCCCTGTCAAAGGCACGCGCAATGTGCGGCGGATAGATTGTCTCATTCGCTCCGCATCGTTCTCCGAGTTCTCCATAATGCGGAACCACAGAAAAGTTGTTTCGCAGAAATATCGGGTGATTACCGCGAATACAGGGGTAAGACCCAGCACCGGGGCAAGGCGATTGCTGCAATGCTTGGCTCACGCGCTCACCCCCGGCAAGGTAGGCTCCCGCTTCGTTCCTGCGTCTTTCCGCCGGCGCTAGGCTGGTCGATGACCTTCAGCGCTTCGGAGTCGCCTTCCAGTTCCGCGGATTCGCGCAGCGCGGCGAGCTGTTCAAGGTCTTGCTGGATTCGATAAAGCGATTGGCTCATGATTTGGGCTCCTTCTTATCTCCCGCAAGGGCCGCAAACGGATCTGCTATTCCGGGTCGCATCACACTCGAACCGCTCCGAATGTGGGCGTGCCAATTTCTCAACGCTGCTGCTGCACTGATGCAATGATGTTTAGCTTTTTCGGCGTTGTCGGATTTGATGGCTGACAGCGCTTTGCCAGCTAGATATCCAACTAGCCAGAACCAATCCTCAGGCTGCTTTCCTGAGTCATGGTCGACGCCCCAACGTTGCACTTGATGTGCTGCCTCCAAGGGAATGGCCTTATCAAAGTCTTCGATTTCGGGAATGTTGAGTGCCTCTCTAAGGCGCTCCACCTCTGTACGCAATTCAGCCGGGTTGCCGTGCTTTGCTATCCATTCCTTGCCGACTCCGTGGTCAATCGCCGAGCTGCAATCTGCTAGTATTTCCGCGAACCCGCGCATGTTGGAATATTCGGTATCTACTTCCAACATGGCTACCAGTTCGTCGAACGCCTCTTGGACCTCGTCGCGATTGTCAATAAGTTCCAGGCAGTCCGTCTCGTGTTTTCCGCATATGGCCTCCAGCGCGGCGGCGTGCTCTTTGTCGCGCTCCTCAATCGCAATATAAATCTTCTCGTATTGTTCCTGGCGTGAGTGCGTTCCTGGGTCAAGCGCAATCTTGCTGGCTATTTCCTGCGGGGATTTCACGCGCTCACCCCCGGCAAGGTAGGCTCCCGCTTCGTTCCTGCGTCTTTCCGCCGGCGCCGCTCACTTGGCAGTGCGTCTTGCAGGCGATTCTCCCAGCTTCGTAGGATGCGCCGCACGGCGGCATGCTCCTCATCCTGAATGTGGTCGCCCACGTCCGCGTCCAGCATGTCGTTCAAGTTACGCATCTGGTGGACAAGGCATAAATCTGTAGCGATTTGTATGGTTTCAGTCACTGGTCAATCTCCATTTGCTCTCGGGCCTTCTTTCGATTTAGGGTCACTACGTTTTGGGACTCGGGACACTCTTCGGGGCAATTATTCATCACTCCGCTGCACCACTCGCACCGAAATTGCATCAGTGCGCGGTCCAAAATGAAGTGGTGCAGCGCGACCTTATCCGACTCCCCTTTCTTGGGCATTTAGGCATCTTTGTGAATGGCGCGATCCCCGCACTTGAAACAGGTTTTCATCGTTTCCCTTGCTCCCCCTCGCGACTGGAGGGGGCTAACTAAAAGGCACGTCGTCATCCGTGATCCCCTCGAAGTCTGGCGGCGGAGCAAGCGTACTATCGGCCTGCGTGGGGGCTACTTCGCGGTCGCATACGCGGATGTAATCGCGCGACACAGGAGGCCCCATCTGTTTCGGGAGCTTCATGATGCCGACTACATTCGAGTACGTTTTGCCATCTTTCTTTTCCTCGATGATGTTCAGAAACGCGGGAACGTGCAGGACGCTTTCAACATCGAATCCCTCCGACTCCGCATCGGTGAACGGTCGCCCGCGCCACGACTCCAGGTCCTTACGCAGCGTGGCCTTTTCGTGCAGCGAAAGCGTGTAACGCTTACTCGCGATGAAGGGCTTGTTGTTCGGCATCACTTCGTCGATTTGCCACACGATGCGGATCTTATGCTGCATCTTTTTTTTGCCTCCAAATTCGACGTTAAGGACGCCCAGATCCACAACGTCAACGCACACGGCGGCGTGCTGCCCGGGGGGGCACGGAACAAAGTCACCACCCCCACTGGAAGCCTTCGCAATAATTGGCATGGTATCCTCTCCTTTTAAAACCCTCTGGATCAGCTCACACGCAAAATGCTGCTGATCCAGGGGAACTCAGGCATGTCTTTCAGATAGCCCGGCAGTGTCACCGCTGCCGCGCTACCCGACCTCATTCAAATATCGTGCGTAATGCTCTGCTGCGATTTTCGGCATATCAACGCCGTATTTCTCTCCAAACACCGCGCGGCCGGCGTCGTATTCTTGGTGATGCTTTCGGCACAGTGGGGCGCACGATGAGTCTCTGCCTTTGCTGCCCATGCCGTTGTTCTCTGTGTGCGCCGGGTCGATTAAGTTGCATTCGACGACGTGATCTTGCCGAATACACACAATGCAGTAAAGATCGCGCAGCCAAGCCAGATATTTCGGATCACGCATCGGTCCACGCCTTGGCTTCCCGGTTCGTTTGCGCTTTACGGGTGTACGCGCAATCACGCTGCAACCGCCTTTGTGTGTCCCAACGTGTACAATCTGTCCTTCACCATCAAACGCGTCACCGGCCCGGGATTATTCACCTGCGCGCGCATTGCGAGCATGGCCCACTGGTACTCATGGAATCCCTCCACTTCCGCGGCGGTGAAGTTGTAGCCCCACGCTATGAAGGCCAGTTGCTCTGCTTTGCGAATCCGCGCTTGGGCGATGTAGTGCGCGGCGTCCATTATCGGAGCCTCCGCGCCATCTCTAAATCAGATTCGTCTTCAAGCACAACGCGGTGCGGTGCGTCCGGCGGTTCAGGAAACATCAACTCACCGCCGTTCTCAGCTCGTGCCGGAAAGAGCATCTCAGCCAGAAAGAAAAGTGCGACGACCAGCAGGATGATAATCACGACCGGCCTCCTACGCACTTCGTGCAGCGCTCTTCCGTGAACGTCACCATGCCGCCGTGCCCTTCGACGCCCTGGTATTCATCCCACGCCACACCCGCCGGGTCGCCGCCCTCCTCGCCGCAGTAAGGGCACGACCAGGCGATCGCGCCCAGGCTGACCAGTTCGGCCTCTAGTTCTTCGAAGCTGAGCAGCTCGGAGATGTCTTCGCGGAAGCCGTTCTCGCACCGGTAAATCTCAATGGTGTTGACGTCGGTATCCAGTTCGACAATCCAGCCGACACCGTGGCCGGCGAGGTCGGGAGACTCCCAGGTCAGGAAGTCATCCTGGGACATGTTCCAGCCGCGAACGCGCAGGAAGCGCTCGATTGCGGCCACATCAAGTTTCTTTTCGGTTTGGGTTGCTTGGCTCATCGGTTCCTCTCTACACGCTGATAATGCGCTATTTCCCTCGTTTAGTCAATAACTAAAACGCCCTAGTACTTTTTCCCTAAGCAAAATAACTTCTTGACTTCCGAATCGTTAATCATGTACTCTTTGGTGGATGAAAGTCAAGAAGCTAAAGCAGGCGTCCCTTCAGGTCCGTCTCCGATTCGAATTGGTCCGCACGGCGCGGAAGCTCGCAAGCGAGCGCAAGGTGCGGGTTCGGGCGGTGGTTACCGACGCCCTGGAGATGTATTTCAAGAAGTACGCCGCCTAAAGAGCGCGGTATCAGCAGCCGTCCTGGGTCGTTCCCCTCCGAAGCGATTCCAGGTTTCCCCGGCTGCTGATTCCTCGCTTTTTGAAAGATTGGAGATTTGATGGCAAAACCTCGCACTGTTACCCCTGTAGTTGAATCCGTGCCGATGGGGAAGATTACTTTCCCGGGCGCCAAGATGGCCGACTTCGGCCGCTCCGCGCCGGACAGTGGGTATATCAAATTCCACTGCACGTTGCCAAAGGGCTTCGAGAATTTATTCACGGCGATGGGTTGGGACGTGCCGGGGCGGAAAACGACCTCGGAGAATCTTGAAGGCAAGCTGGAGGGCGGCCACCTGATTCTCACCTCGCGGGACAAGCTCATCGATGCGGAGGTGAATATCGAGTTTTCGACTATCACGAAATTCGCGTGCCATCGCTTCGAATTAGAGGGCAAAAAGGGAAAAGGCTTTCGGCGAGAATTGCGATTCGAGGCGAAATTCAAATGCGTGGACGGCGCAGCGAATCTCGAAAACTACATGATGCGCACCGACAACGCGCGCGGCGTGCTCCAAGTGACGTACTTGCTGGAGCCGATCGAGCAGCAGTTGCCGCTGGACGCAGCCGCTCAGGACGAGGCGAATCAGGTGGACATCCCAAGCGACGTGATGGCATCGCCGGAACAGCGAGAAGCCGTTCAGGACCTGGGCGATAACACACTGGCATCCTCTCGCCAACTTGGGAAGCGCGGACGTCTCGCAGACGTGCAATAAAATGCCGGCGATTCACATGGTCTTACAGGGACATTGCCCGTCGAAAAAGAATCTTTATCGGCGCTCGCGCGACGGGCGCTTGTTCCTGGACCATGAAGTAAAAGCTCAGATTGACGCGCTGATTGTGCAGGCGCAGAACAAATGGAAGCGGCGCTCGATGAAGGACCCGGAAATAGACGTTGAATTTCACGTGCGGGATGCTCGCGGCGACCGCGATAACAAACTGGTGACGCTCATGGACGTACTGCAAAAAGCCGGTGTGATTGCCAACGACAACATCGCCCAGTGCAACGGAACCGTGGTGCTGTTGCCGGCGCACATTTCACCGCAAGAGCACGTACACGTTTGGGTGTTGGAGAAACAGAACGCGCTGGAGATTCCCGCATGAAAACCTTCGAAGAGGCAGTCATGGCCAGCGGCGCGCCGGTGAATTCTCCCACATTGGATGCGGCGATTAAGGTTGCGATGGAGCGCGCGTCGCGATACACCGACATCCTGGATGAAATCTCGGCAAGTCCGCTCACAGATGGCATTCTTGCGGCGATGCGACAGGCGTTAGGGTTCGCCCCAGACTGCCCGTGTGAGGCGTGCGGCCAGTTGAGCAACGCGATGAAAACCGCATACGTAAACGGACGGATGCTGATTCGGCGGTGGATCTGATGGCAGCGGAGATCACTGCCCAGCGCAGCGATGAGGCGGAGAACATATTGCTTCGCAGGCGCTGCGATGACCTCGTACAGAAACTAGCTAGAGCACTGGAGATTGCCGGAGATTTGTACCGATACCTTCCGCTTAATCGCGGTGACCTAGGCATAGAGAAGCTTCGGGAGCGACTTGACACCGCTATCCGAGGGGCGGCAACGCATACAGTGGGCGTATCCGGGGCTAGCACCACAATGCAGTCAGGTGGAGAGCCGCGCCGGGGTCAAGACCTGCCCGATGCCGCCCTTGACCCAGGGTCTGACCCCGCATGAGCAAACCCCGCAAATTTTGGTCAGTGGAGGCCGAGCGATAGCATGTCCCAAAACTTATCCTGTGGTGCGAAAAGGCTTTTCCACCACCTTAAGTTCCTTTGTAGTCTAAGAGATGGCGCGATTAAGTTCCAGCGCACCCTGGCGGCTATGTGGAAGGTCACAACCCGGACCGTCCGCCGCTGGCTCACTGAGCTCAAGGGCGCCGGGTTGCTCGCGGCGATTGTCAGGCGCGGGCGCACGTCGGCGCGCTACGAGTTGGACCCGGAAATGTCCACTCGAATGTCCACTCAAGAGCCTCAAAATGTCCACTCGAAGCGCCCCTCCTCTCTTATTAGTTCTCCTGATAGTGGAGTTAGCGCCTCCCCACTCAGAAAACCTCCCGAAAAGGCCCGGAAGCCCTGGCTTGAAACCTGGTTGAACTACGACTCGGTCGCCAAGTTGATGACGGCGGGGGTGCCCTACGCGGAAGCTGTACGTAGATCGGAGGTCCGAATCGCATGATGGACGCCAAATTGGCCCACACAGAGGTGATGCGACTGAAGGCGCTGGATAATTGGCTTGATTCCCCCGAAAAGGCGAGCCTGTTACGTGAGTTGGTTTTGGCGCTGAGTGCGGCGGAAAACGATGCTATCGGCGTGGTGGTCATCAACGAGTGGCTGTACGGAGAGCAAAAACTTCCCACTGCGGCAACGCTGCGGTCCCTGGTCTGGAGCAAGAATGACGCAGCCGAAAAACCGAAGGAGATCTCGGGCCGCGCTCACTGCGCGGCGTGTCGGGACTCAGGCATTACGGAATCGATTCATGCCGCGAACCTGAACAGCGTGGCGGCGTTTTGCCGGTGCGAGGCCGGTCTGGAGCGAGAGTACGATTCGTGTCCCGAAGGAAAATGCCGGACCAAGAATGCGCAGCTTCGCCCCACGGATACGATTCCGGCGTGCTGCTGCGCACCGTGGCGCGTCAATGCGGCGCGGAAGGTATTGGCAGCGAAGTCCGTTAAGGGGCTCACAGCGGCGGGCAAGCGAAGCGGAGAAATGCGCTCGGCGCTTGAGATTTTGCAGGGCGGTGACGACTACCAGGGGGATTTCTAAGTGGATTGGCGTCTTGAAGAACACGCCCGGCAGATGCGGCTCCGGTCGGAGCATGCTCTGGCGAGGCTGGTGATGGACAACGAAATCGAACGTGCTGGGGGCTCCCGGTCACGCGCGCGGTCGACGAAGAAAGTAGAAGCTCAGGAGCGGCGGCGCGCGGCGTATCTCAAAGCTGCCGGCAGAACGGAAGACTGGTATTCCTGGGCCGATCAGGTTCTGAAGCAAGCCGAACAGCAGACGGAGGCAGCATGACAGAGCTTGGAAACATCCGCCCGTTACGAGACATTCCAAATGCGCAAATCACCGGGCGCGGTGTGGTGATGGCAATGCGAAGCGCCAAGCAGCGCAACCGTTTACGGAGATTTCTCAAGCGACAGTTTTCAGACTTGCCGTGGATTTTCAGAAAACCCGGTTATAATTTCCCATCGAACCCAAAGGAGAATGAATTTTGTATCAACCAACCCCAACAAACGCAACTATGACCAACCCCATGGGTGGTCAACCGCTTCCCGTACCACCGGGAGGCTACAACCTCTTTTCGAGCGCAGCCGAAGACGCTGCAATGCTGCCGCTGGTGCAGGCCATGGACCCCAAGGTTCAGATTTCTGACGGCGCCGACGCGGGCTTTCTGGCGGGCACGGTGACGTACGGCTCGGACGGCCGGAAAATCACGGTGTACTCCGGCATCGATCCAGTCAGTGGATTGGCGTATGTGACCACGACGGGGATTCTGTTGCAGCAGAAATGCCAAGGGCCGATGTGGAACAACATGCGGCAGCCTCCGTACGCCAAGCTGTACATCGACGGCATCGCGTTCTCAGGACCCGGCGGAACCGGCGCGCCTGGTGCGGTGCAAGTGGACTGGGGGAGCTAACCATGCAGCCATCCATCGGAAGAATCGTTCATTACGTGACGGCGGCAGATAAGCATGTAGCCGCGATCGTCACGGCGGTCTGGACCGACACATGCGTCAACTTGCGGCTATTCCATGACGGCAGCAATACCGACGACGGACAAAATGTCGGTGAGTGGGTCACATCCCGCTCGCTTAATGACAGCGCACAACCAGGAACGTGGCACTGGCCGGAAAAGGTCTAGGGAGAAACCCAAAATGAAAAAACTATTTGCTCTCGCGGGACTTGTGGTGCTGACGGCGTGCTCAACCTCCCAGCTTGTCGACTCACTAGACATCGTACAGGTGGCCGCAGATGTCGCCGCGGCGGATTCCAATATCCCCACCGCGGCCGCGCCCTATCTGACCGCAGTCAGCACGGGGGCGATTTGCGCTTCCACTGAGCTGCAATCGGGTGATTCCGCTGCGGTGCAGGCAACCCGACTCACGGCGTGTTTCGCGGGCGCCATCAAGCCGGCACTCCCCGCCGGGACTCCGGCCATCATCGTCGGCGAAATAGACGCTATCGGAACAGCAATCGGAAACTTCTTGAGCAAGGTCCCGAGCGCACAAGTGGTCGCCGCGGCGCCAGCTGGTGCGTTTGGTTTTGCGCCCGACGCCAAAACGAAGCCAGTGAAGCTTTCAAAGAAGGACAAGGCGAAGCTGGCGGACATTCACAAGCGGGCGACAACCAACCTGGGGCGCATCAAAAAGTGAGCTTCATTTCCGCACTGAAGGCAATCGAGCAGGATGTAGTCGGCGTGGCCCGCATCAGTGAGCCAATAGCGCAGATGGCACTCTCGGCAGTGCGGCCTACGTCTATGCTTGGCATCATTCTGGGCTCCATCGTCTCGATCGAGCAGTTGATTCTTTCAGGAACTGGCGAGCAGAAAAAAACGACCGTGACTCAGATTGTGAACACGGTGTTGCCGGGGCTAGACCAGGTGAAGCTTGGCGCAGCGATCGACAGCACCGTGACGGCGCTCAATTCGATATCGAGCGTGACGAAATGAATCAGCAGCCAACGCACGGATCTAGCGTCAGTGCGCAACCTCAACCCTCAACCATTTTGAAGGAGATAAAGACACTTATGGCTTCCATCGCTTCTCAGCTCGCCACCGTGCAGAGCAATCTCGCGAACACGAGTAACATTCTCAACAATCTAGGATCGGGCGTCACCGCGCTCGATACTCTGATTCAGTCACTCGAAGCCGCGTCCTCGGGTGCGAGCTCGACATTGAGCGCCGCCGACCAGGCGACGTTGACGCAGATTATCACGCAGTCGAGCGCTCTCAACCAGCAGGCCCTGGCGGTCAACACCAGCGCTCCGAATCCGCCGGCTCCTCTGAGTGGTTCGTAATTTCCATCTCCGATTAACTGGGGCCGGCTTGGCAGCGCGGCCCCGATTTCTTAAAGGAACCATGAACGACCTTATCCAGAGAATCACCGCTGCAATCATTCGGCAAGAGGGCATGTCGCCGTCCTATTCGAACCCCGGGAACCTCCGCGCCGCGCCGTGGCTCACCAAGCCGCTCATCGTGGGAGGATTCTGGCATCCTGAGACCCGAGCCGAAGGCGTTGCCGGTATCGCGCACGTGGTGGCGCTGCACATCGCCGAGGGAAACACCTTGACCCAGTTGATTACGATTTGGGCGCCGCCGACCGAGAACAACACGGCGGCGTACATCGCTAACGTGAAATCGTGGGCCAGCATCCTCGATGAGAATCAGCCGCTGTGGAGCTATCTGGGCGTATGAAACTGATGCTGTTCGCGCTCGCCGCGCTTTCGTATGGCCAGGGCACTGGACCCGTTCAGACGCCGCTCTCTTCGAGCAATCCTCCGCAGGCTTTCTGGACGTGCCCAGCCAACGCCACCGGCCTCATCGGATTCGTGGCTGGGCAGTTCGTTTGCATCACGCTCGGCCCCGGCCTGACGCTGTCACCGGCCGGGGTTCTCAGCGCCACCATCCCAGTTATGCCGTTTGACGCAGCGGCCAACGGCGCGACCCTGACAATCGGCTCGACGTGCAGCACCAGCGCGCCCTGCAACGCCGCGCTCAACACCACCGTATTTTCATGGCTTGCGCCCATCGTCATCACGTTGCCCGCAACCGGCTCAGGTTCCGAATACGCCTACATCGACCCGACTGGCGCCTTCAGCATCACCGGGACGACCGGCGCGACATGTGGCAGCGGATGTACAGCAGTTCCCGGAACAGCACCTCCGCCGATGTCGATACTCCTCTGGAACTTCCAAGCCGTAAACGGCGCATGGCTCCCGGCGAGCGCGACCGACCAAAGGGCGTATCTGCGGCAGACCATCGTCGCCTGCGCTGGTGTCGTTTGCGCGACCAATGGAACGGTGCAAGTCGTTCAGTAGTCATGATCCGCGCGGCAGTCCACAAAAACAGCACCCATCGAATCATAAACTTCACCACCGATCTTGTTGGATCCAGATTTGAAAACTGCGGACACGTCGCCATCTTCAAAGCTGGATTCACGGAAGGTGGAAAGCAGCGATACCGGTGTAGCGTATGCGGCCAGCGATTCACTGAGCATGGCCGACCGCGCGGCAGCGCTATCCTACCGGAAATCGCCGCCAGCCTCAAGAGCGGGCTCAGCATCCGAGCCACGGCGAGAGCTACCGAGCACGCCCCGCAGACCGTAAAGAAGGTGGCCGACATGATAAAGGTCTTGGGCTACACAGCGGATGCGTGCCCGTGCGGTTTGGAACCACAGCACGATGGAATCTGCCCGGGACGTTATGCGGATCAGGTGATGATTGAATCTCTCACACCGTTGTTTACGGAGGGGATTTCAGCAGCCCCAGCCGGAGAGAAAACCGGATATACCAAATGGATGGTACTGAAAACGTATCGCTGGTTGCGTGAAAAAGGGTTTACGGCTGATTTGTGTCAATGCGGCCGCCCAGCATCGCACCGGGGACAGTGTAAGTTTCGCGGGCACAGGAGTAAGCTCAATCCCGAGCAGGTGCAAGCGATGGGAATTATATAGATGATTGCCCATCTTGACATCACGCCTTCCTCTTCGGCTTGCGCTTCCGCTTTGGCTTCAGTGGCTTATTTGGCGGATGGTAAGCCAACACTTTATCCGCGATCCGGTCAAGGATCTCAGGGGCCTTCACGCGATCACCTCTTTGTTGGCTTCTTTCCCACCCACGAAACATTCGTCAATCTCGACCACGCCCCGCAGTTTGTCGATATCGGAATCATTGCCGCACGCCTCGCGCAAGCGTTGCAGCATGAACCATGCGGTCTTCTGTGTGACACCTATTTCCTTTGCCAGTTGCATGGAGGAGATACCTTTGCGCGAAGTGACCAACAGGTACATGGCATAGACCCACTTGTGGAGTGGAATCTTGGAGCGACCGAAAATGGTTCCGGTGCGGACAGAGAATGTGAACTTTTTGCAGCCGTTGCAGCGATAGAAGCCATTCGGGCGAACGATTACGCGCGTGCCAGATTTGCACTGAGGGCAGATGGCCCCCATCGGCCAAAGGCGATCCTCTAAGTACTTGCGTGCCGTCTCTTCGTCGGGGAACATCTCGAAAAGTTGAAAGGTGCTGATAGTGGATTGACTCATTTTATTTGCTGGATTTGGCCGCTTCTTCGAGCGCATCCGTTCGATCCCAGTCGCATTCCGGGATTTCATCTGCGTCAATCACACGATACAGATCGCCATCCACTTCGCACGCGTCCCAGGTGCCGTGGATCTTATTGCTCTCGCGAGCAACGGCATAGTTGCCCGCCGAGCTTTTCCCGTATGTCACGCAGTCACCTTGACTGTGCTGATTTTCACGCTCGTCATCCGGGACGCTTCAGCCAAGCCCGGCCTAGCATCGAGAAAGACGCGGACCTTTCCGGGCATGACGCCATCTTGATTATCGTGTACGATCCCCGAATGTGGGGGGTCGAACGGCAGCACCTTTACTTCTATTCTCGTACCAGCGGTCAATGTGTTTTCCATATACTTATAGTAGCTGATTGCCCCGCGTTTGTCAAGGGCAATCATGTATATAATTCCCCAAGCGATACGACGTTCTCAGGGTGTGAGCCAGGGGCAACTTGCACGCACGATGGGAGTTTCGCAAGCGGCGGTCTGGTCGGTAATCCACCGGAGAAGCCACGCCTAAAAAAGAAACCGGTGTACAATAGCTCGAAATGCATTTCACCCAGGAACAGTACTTCGAGTTGATTCGATTCTCGCTGTACCCGCTTTTCGTGTGGATCATCAAAATGATGTTCAATGGGCTCCTTGAAAAGGTTCAAGAAAGAATCGACGGCCGAGCCGGCAAAGTAGCAGACCTGCGCGATGTGGAACTGAAGGGAGCGCTTCAGAAGGAAATCGGCGAGATTTATGGC